TTACCTGTTACATTACCTGTCGAGAATTCACCAATGACACGATAAATGTCAATGTGTGTATTTGGTGTAAAACTGTGTACTCGAGCTTGTGCTGTTGCCGTTGCAAGTGAGGCACCAACATAAACAATCTCATCATTGATAAATGTTCCAGAACCAGATGTAAGTGTAACTCTTGTTTTTGGATAGGCATCACGAATGTTGTTGTCAATTTCTGCAATGCCAGTTTCAACAACCTCATTTGAGAAGACGAACTGTTTGAGTTTCAGAGCATAGACATAGACATTAGCACCACGACCACGACCGAGAGTATAAAACATTGCTTGGTCATTTTCATGTTCGACAAAGGTAATTTCAAAGAAGTTTTCAACCAAAGGTATGTAAATGAGGTCGCCTTCATTTGGTCTTGTTTGTGGTACGGTGGCCGCAAATCTTCGGCGAGAAACTAAGAGAGAAACTTCATCTCGAATCTCAAGACCAAATTTAGAAATAAAATCACCTTCACCATCCATACCTGTAACATTCTCAAGATACATTTCAATTGGATAAGCAGAGGTGTATTGTTTGAGTGTATCTTCTCCGTACAGATAATCAACGGCATCTCGACTTGTTCTTGGCAGGTAAAAAATGTCCATGCCATAGATTTTCATTGCCTCAATAACGAGGTCTTCTACAAGAAGTTGCTCAGAGGTTATCTGTTTTGGAAAGTGATTGAAGTACAGGTTTGTAGCCATTCATTTTAGCCCATGTATATTTCATTTGGAAGTACATTGTAGACCTGCATTTCTTCTTCAACCTTATCAATTTCAGTTCGTGCTTCTTCCATAATTCTTGGACCATCAAGTGTCACACCACCAGGCATTTGAATGCCAGCAAACTTGGAAAGATTCGAACCCCATTGATATTTGATAAGTGCTGTTGCATATCGTTTGAGAAATCTATCGTCCCATACATCAGAGTAACCAGAAGATGTGACTGAAACATTATCAACATTGGCTGTAACAGGACTTTGAAGTTCTAATGTTGTTGGTGAAGTAATACGATAGACTTGTTTGTCTTCACCGTTGATTGTAATGAAATCGTTTTCTAAAAGTTCTTGGTCAAAAATTGTACCATAACCTGTAACTGTATTCGCTGAAGTATCTGCGGTCACCGTGCCAGTAACATTGATTGTAATTGGACTGAGTTTGCGATAACATTCAACGATGACATATTCACCTACTTGTAAATCTCTTGTCCAATCAATGTCGAGAAAGAGTTTGTTTTGGTGTCGATTGAAACGAAACTGTGGTGTACCTGAGAAAAGAAGATTCAGAGTACGAATATGTTGCATCGTAATCTCATAAGACACATAAGATACTGATGTGAAGTCATAGAGGTCATGCAATCGTAACTGATACCTCAAGTCAAACATATTGATTGACGAATTGGAATCATCGAAAGGAAAAACACCAGTTACAAAAATGACAGCTTCTGGTGCATAAATCCAACGGCGATTTATATCTTCTGCCGTAATTTGATGTTTCATGTAAATCTTTTCGGTACCATCAAAATGATAATCCTGGAAAAATTGTAAAGCATCATCAATACGGTCTTCAACTTGGTCGTCATCAACATTTATGTCAATGACAGGAAAACCGAGTCGGCGTAGACAGTAATCTTTGAATTGAAGTCTTGTAGTAGGTTTTGCCATGGTCGAATATTTATCCTAGTGCTATTGAGAGGGCAAGAACATCTCCGATGGTTGCACCTCCTGCCGTGTTCGCTGCATTGAAGGCTGCATTTGCGTGGTCGTATGCAGCAGTAATTGTTGGTGCAACATTGACGCCACCAGCAATTACACCACCTGTTACGGTCAATACATCGGTTGTTTTATTGTATGTAAGTCCAGAATCAGAACCTAAATCACCAGAATCATTGAATTGTACTTCAGTATCTAAACCTGCTGGACCTGTGTATCTCTCAATTGTTTGAATAGTATTAGAGACACCACCACGGTAAAATAATTTACCATCGTAGGTATTGATAGCAATTTCACCGTTTGCAAGTTCAGACGGTGTGTTGCCTGTGACATAAGAATGTCGTAATTCAATGATTGTGTTTGCCATTAGAACGAGCTGCCGTCATCAACTTTCGTAGCAGGTTCTTCAGGCTTTACTTCAACAGGTTTGACTGCTGAAGGATTTATTTTCTTCAGTTTAGAATTAGGAGCAATCTCTTCAAGTTTTGCGATGTATTCTTTCAAGGTTTTTATCTCTTCTTCTTTGTTTTCTAACTCTTTTGACAAGTTACCGTTTTTTCTCATCGTATCATTTAGAGCCTGCTGAATACGAACTTTATCTTCATGTGCATTCGTATTCTGTGTAGCTCTGGCTTTGTAACTTTCAATTTGTTGTAAATCACCTTGAACAGAATTGAATTTATTCAACAACTCATTATACTTTGCTTCTATTTCTTCTTTTTGTTTGCCTTTATCGTCTGCTAACTTTATTTGTGTTTGAAAAATAAAATTCTGCTTGATAATCGAAATCAAATTGTCAAACAGAATTTCCTGATAAGCATTTGAAAAATCTACACTCATAACGATTCCTTTTCATAAATTAGAATGTTCCACCAGATAACATAGTGAATGTTGGAACTCCACTATCATTTATAGTTAGTACATGTCCTTCGGTTGATGAAGATACTGTTGATACTGCACTTGTACCTTGACCTAACAGAACACCATTGGTTGTAAATGTTATTGCACCAGTACCGCCTCTTTCAACTGGTAATGTACCAGAAGTAATCGCAGAAGCAGAAATTGCAATTGCTGTTGAGTTAGCAGAACTGATTCGACCATTTGCTTCGACTCTAAATGCAGCCACAGCAGATGCACTACCATAATCTGCACCAGTAATACTAATATTTGTTACATCGGTATTTGCAGTATCAAAGGCCGCATTAGCATGATTATAAGCAAACTCTGCAAAAGTGAGATTTGAATTTGCTTTATCAAAGGCTGCATTAGCATGAGCAGAACCATAATTTGCATGAGCTTGTGCTGAATTTGCAGCCAAGAAAGCAGCATTGGCATAAATCTCACCTGTGTCTGCACCAATATTGAAATAATTTGTACCATCATTTGTTACAGTCCACTTGTCACTCGATTCATTCCATTTGACAAAAACATTTGCAGAAGAACCTCGGTCAATTTCAAGACCAGCATCAAGAACTGGAGCTGAAGCTTGGTCAACTGCTGCATTGAGTGTAATAATATTGTCTGCAATTTTGACAATCGTTGAATCAACAATTGTTTGCGTACCAAGAACTGTAAGATTACCTTGAACAGTTACATTTTGTGTAACACTCAAAGAACCAGAAATTGTACCACCAGAACTTGAGACAGCAGTATTTGCATAATCGAATGCAGCATTAGCATGAATGAACGCAGCAGTAACAGAATTCAGATTGGTGTTTGCTTGTATAAATGCTGCGGTACCAGTATCTTGTGCTGTGTTGGCTGCAATAAATGCTGAGTTTGCATGTTTGAATGCTGCAACTACAGAATTCAAATTTGTATTTGCTTGAGTAAACGATGCGTTGACAGAATCAAAAATCTGTTGTTGTTGGTCTAGATAAAATTTACCACCAATTGCAATCGCACCGGTACCAGCAGGAGAACCAATAAACAGAGTATTACTTGTATAAGAATATGCTGGTTCTGCAATATTGAGCGAGGTAGGAGCAGCTGTAATTGTTGAATATTTTAGCTGTATTGTGGTATTAGCCATTTTAGAATGTGCCTCCGAAAATCTCTGTAATTTCTCCTGTCAAATCTGCAATCGCTTTGGATTCAAAATTTCCAGTAGATGAATTGAAAATAAGTGTGTAACCTTCTTGTACACCAGCAACAGAAATACCACTAATATCAGATACGGACAAATTCACTTTTGGTTCAAATTTCTGTGAAACGATTGCTGGTCGACTTCCTGTTTGAACGACAACTCGGCCAATTGCTGCCATTAGAATTGTCCTCCTGTGATTCGACCTATTCCTGGTATTTGTTCAAGAACAGTCGCAACATCAATTGGTTCGTATTGATTGGTGACCGAATTGTAAGTTACGGTTTGATTGTTTGCGATATTTGTAACTGCAAAACCTTCTACTTCACTAATTGATACAGACGGTGAAATAGGAAACGATGGCGAAGAAATGACAACTCTAGACTGTGTAGGAATAGAACCTGTTTTTGTTGCAATCGATGGAAGTTTTGCGGTGAATGCCATTACTCTCTTGTAACTCCAGCGAGAATGTTGACAATACCTTCTACAACTCTTGTTTTAGTTCCATCAGGAGCTGTAATTACAAGGTCATACAATGCTCGACCGGGAGTGAGATTGGCTGTGTTTGCTGCCGTCATCGATAGCGTAATTTCACCATTCGCTATGCCTGTGACTGTTGCAGTAAAATTATTGGCAGTAGATGAGTAATATGATTTACGAATAGAAGAATTGGCAGTATAACCCGAAAGGTTGAGCGCTGCGCCTGTTGAATCTTCTACATTGATGACAGTTGAGAAGGTAGAATATTGCTCTACCTGTATTTCCGAAAATGCGGCCAAGGTTGACTCCCGTTTTATACATTATTTAGTCAAAACGGGAGTTACTGTTACCTAAAGATGAAGTGCTGTCAATTCCTCTTCCATACCAATGTAACCTTTGGCGAATGTATTGAACGCAAGACTTGTTCTTCTATTTTTACCATTCTTTGTTTCGACCATGTGTGTGAAATGCGATGGAAACAGAACAATGTCACCAGTTTTCACCGTAAACCACCATGATTCTGAGTTGAATGGATTGAAGTTCTCGGATGGAAACTTGATTTGCTTGTAACCGTTC